GACAACGGCACACTGATGATAAACAATTCAGGAAAAGTAATGGCAACGGAATTGCCAACAAGCGACCCTAGTAATGCAGGTCAACTCTGGAACGACAACGGTACTGTAAAAATTAGTGCTGGTTAATTAAGTTATCAAATCTAATATAGTCTGTAACTTGCCTTTGATACTTTTATTGTTAAGCGTATTCCTTAAACCCATGTGTAAATTCTTGGGCCAACATTCAAAAGAAGTCCAACAGTAGCCTGAGTGCTCAGTGTTCAATTTTGGCAAAAATTCATTTTCAATTGCAATAAGATAAGTGTGGAAGAAAAACTTTTCATCATTTGATGTAAACATTTCTAATGGGATAACTTTTTTAAATTTTGGTGTGTCACCGACTTCTTCCTCGATTTCCCGTTTCAACCCATCAAAGGCACTCTCGCTAAACTTAGATTTCCCGCCAACCAAACCCCACATGCCTTGGGTCTTTTTATCTGTCCTTTGTAAAAATAAAAATTTTTTCGTAGATGTAGAATAGAACAATGCACCAGAACAAATGATATTTGTATTCATAACTTATTATACTAATTTATTGGAAATTTATCAAGGAGTTGTTGCGTCCTGGCCTGAAGCATCATCATTTGCCACAAAACCACCATCTAGGACAATGGTCCAATTCCCTTGTGTGTAAACGCCTTCATATGATTTCACCCACTCTGTACCATTGAATCTGTATTGTATTCCGGTATTTTGGTTAGTAACATAATGTTGTGTGCTGTCAGGATTAGAGGCATCAAAGGCTATGTTCCATTTAGATGTTGAACTATTGTATTCAATGATATCACCAACACTGGCTACTAGAGCACCCCACGTTGAACTTTGGTAAGTTGCTGTACTATCCCCAACGTCGTTGATAACAAGATATCTATCGCCGTTTGCAGGCGTACCTGGATCAAATGTTGCAGGATTTATAATCTTCTTGACTGCTGTCAAAGAATTACTAGGAATAGTGTCGTCATCTATAGTGTACAGTAGTATTGTGTCGTCTAATGTTGTTGTTGCGATTGTCCCAATTATTTCATTTCCATTTGGCTGTGTTAATCTTATCTGAGAAGTACCATTTGTGACTTTTCCATATTGATCTAACAGTACCCTCCAATTTACTGGCGGACCAAATGTTTCGAAAGGATCGAAGTTGTTTGGTTCATTTGCACCTGTTTGAAAACCATCACCGCCTGACTTTACATTTACCCCTGTGGTTCCTAATAACCTTAGTTGATTTCCGGTCACTAGCAAACCAAAGTTGTTTGGTGTTATAAAACTTCTTGAGGCCAGTTCACCATCTATTAGTCCTTTTGCTATGCCACCGTCGTCGTCGTATATGCTCATAATAATTTTCTGTACTACACCTAGTTTCTTTACTTTGACAGGTGGTGATAACCATATGGGCATAGAAAATGTCATGGATGCAACATCTATCTCTGATTCTGCACCAACCGGTATTGTTCTCGAACTGAAAGTTACACCTGTCAATTCTACATAACTTAAACTTGTCCAGTCAATGTAGTTGTCCGACTTTTGTATTTCGAAGTCTGGGTTGAACAAGTACAATATTTGTTCCATGATCTGTAATTTTTGATCTGTATTTGATGAAAAAATGTCTGCTGTAACTTCTAACCTAAACGGCGAAGGCATAACTTTTTCTACTGTGTACCCTGCACCCAACTGGTTGGTGTAGTTGCCGTCACTATCAACATCTCTTTCTCTCAGGTGTTGTTTTTCAATGTGGTAAGGATTTTGCATTCTTTCCCTGTCATAATTTAATTCCCTAACGTAACAGGCTATCTTAGGAGCATAGTTTAATGCATTTTCACTGTTGTTCCTTATGATGTTTGCAACCTGACGTGTTGGGTCTCCGTACACAACAGGTACTGCCCTTAAACTAATAGAATCATCTTTGCCTCTACCAGTTTCCACAGAAAAATTACTCAAGATCCTAATGAATTGAGTGAGAAACTTTCTGACCTGTCCTTCGTAAAAGTGTAGCATTAATTGTCAGCCTTTGGTTTTAGAGCTTCCGTTAGTGATTGTCTTTGTTTTGTAGTTAACCCATTGATAGTGTCCTCACTACTATTATTGACAAAAGATGTCTTGTAGTTTGACCTAGAATCATTGTTCGTTGTAGTTATTCTAACAGAATCTTCAATTTTTACCCACCTGTTACCATCGTATCTAAATAATCTGTTTGGTAAAAAATCTGTCCTTAAGAAATAATCTCCTTGATCAATACCTGATGTTGGAAATGATATTCCAAACCCTGCTGGATTTCCGTTCGGTGCAACTCCGTCACCATCTAGATAGAATCCATAGTGGGAACTTGCTGGTGTATCTATAACTGCATTGACTGAGTTATCGCTACTTGCTCTTTGATCCTCTGTGTTAACATTTTCTGTTCTAATATTTCCTCTTTCGTCTATAGGCGCAACGTAATATTGCTTATAATTAAATCCAGACTTAGGAGCGTCTGACTCTGCCTGTGCAACCACTTGATCATTAATAGTTTTTTCTCTGTTGAAAGTCGACATGTAACTTGCAACTGAATTTTCTGTTGTAGCATCACCTATTATATCCCTAAATTCCTGTGCGTCAACTAATGTTTTCATTTTCAATCTTAACAAGTGTGGCCACCAAGTTGCTGAGAATCCTTCTGCGGCCCTATTGACATCTTCTACAACGTAGTATCTTTTAAGTGCTATTGGTATACTTTCATCTAGAGAATAATCTTCTTTCATGTGTGGAAATTCTATCACATCACCACTCATCGGTTTCCTACCAATTCTTTCTACAATATCGTTTAGATGCACTGTTAGAAATAGTGTGTCATTCTGTAGAAACATACCAAACTGCGATAGGTTGAAATCTGCATCTTGAACATTGTAAATTCCCCTTACGGTGTATATGTCGCTGGCGTATTTTCTATCTCTGTTTTCTAGAAACAATAGATCCTGTATGGTCCTCTCATTGAGGCTATCACCTGAATACTGAGGCTGTGTGGGAGATGCCGCACCATCCTTGTTTGTGTCGCCCTGATCGTATGGACCTAGGTACTTGTGGAAGTGCAGGTCAGTGCCGCCGACTTGAAACATCTCTTTGATGTTGCGATCAAAGAATTTGTAGTCGTTGCCCTTTTCAGGCTTAAAAATGGATAATCTTGGCATATCATACATATTTATTGCTAAGGCAAAGGCTATAAATATGAGTATGTCAGAACTACAAACAGGACAACAAGAAATATTTGATTACGTCAAGAACAGTCTCGGTGACGGGATGATCGACGTAGAATTAGACCCAAAACACTATCAAACGGCGCTGGAAAGAGCGGTCAACAAATTTAGACAGAGATCCTCAAACGCTGTTGAAGAATCATATGCGTTCCTCGAATTGAAGAAAAATCAGAACTCATATATTCTTCCTGATGAGATCATCAATGTAAGAAATTTAAACAGAAGAACTGTAGGTTCAAGGACTGAAGGCGGAGAAGGTGGTACTTTGTTTGAACCTTTCAACTTGGCTTACACAAACACTTACCTTTTAAGAGCTGGTGCAACTGGTGGATTGGCCACCTATTATGCATTTGCTTCATATCAAGAAATGATAGGAAAAATGTTTGGAAGTTTCATACAGTTTCATTTTGATGTAGCAACTAAAAAATTAACTATAACACAAAGACCCAGAGCAGATGACGAGACAGTGCTTATGCACACGGATAATTTCAGACCTGATATCACACTGTTCAAGGACATCTACTCCAAACCATGGATCAGAGACTACACACTTGCTGTGTCCAAGATCATGTTAGGCGAAGCAAGAGGCAAGTTCAACACCATAGCAGGTCCACAAGGCGGAACAACACTTAACGGTGATGCATTAAAGTCCGAAGGACAAGCAGAAATTGAAAGACTAGAATCAGACATAGGAAACTTTCAAGAAGGTGGAACTCCACACAGTTTTGTTATTGGTTAATTGTTACAAAATTCCATTTAAATATCTTGTAATGAAACGCTCCAATTATAAAAATTATTCTGACCTTACTATAGAAGAACTTGAACAACTTGTACAAGAACTTGAAATAATAAGTATCCGGGCATTGAAACAAAAAAAGAAAAGCCTTAGAATTACCATACTTAAATCTGTCAAAGCCGCAATAAAAGAGATTGAAAAACGTTTAAAAAAATAGTATAATAAACCTTATGCTGATAGGTTTAGTAGGTTTAATAAGTTCTGGGAAAGGCACTGTCTCTGACAGGCTTGTTGAAGAACACGGTTATCAAAAAGATAGTTTTGCTAAAAGTTTGAAAGACGCAGTTGCGGCCATGTTCAACTGGGACAGAGATATGCTGGAAGGCGACACAGATTCAAGCAGGCATTGGCGTGAACAACCAGATAAATTCTGGAGTGCAAAATTTAATAAACCAATCACTCCAAGATGGGTGTTACAATACTTTGGCACAGAAGTAATGCGTGGTCAAATGTATGACTCCATTTGGGTAGACAGTTGCATGGGCAGATACAAAGGACAAAAAACAGTGATTGCAGATGTTCGATTTCCTAATGAAGTAACTCAAATCAGGGCACACGGTGGCAAAATTATTCGTGTAAAAAGAGGACAAGATCCAGAATGGTTCGTGAACTACGTAGAAGGTAACATAGAGCCACAAGGCATACATTCGTCCGAATATGCTTGGGCCAAACAAGAATTTGATTTTACAATAGAAAATAACAGTGGCAAAGATGATTTGTATGCTAAAATTGATGCATTAATCATCAGCAACAAGATCACCAACACGCCATCCCAGTCTGTGAGTGCTTCCCAACCTTTGGCAATTGGCGCAAACAGTTTTTAGATTATTATTCGCAATATTCCTTAAGTTACCGTCAACAAATAATACATCCAGTTGTGCTTTGTCATGTGCTTTGAAACCACAGAGTTCACATTTTTTATGTTTTTTGTATCCTGACCTTTGCAGTGCCGTCACGCCTCCAACTTTTTGTCCTGCTTTTTTACGTATACAAGTATCACACTGACTCCTCCAATAAACCTTTCCATTACGTTTGTAGGCATATGCTCTAGGCTTTGACTTACAGGTATTGCATAAAGGTCTGTCTACGTATCTCATGCACTTATTTACGTTCCCTATATAGGCACCACGAAAATGGTAAATTATGTCAACAAAACCGTATGATCTAATAAATAACTCTAGTATATACGTAACTTGCAAGGAGAATACGAAAAATGGCTTTAACATCACCAGGAGTAGAAGTTTCAGTAATAAACGAGAGCTTTTATGTACCATCAGATGCGGGTAC